CTGTGATCCAGTGACTGACCAGTCCATTGCGAAACAGCTTGGCGTCCCTTGGGCTTGGGTCGCTGACCAGCGGGAGATGAACTTCGGCCCAGCGGGTCCGTCACCAGAAATCACGCAGGCACGCAAAGAAGCCGCTGCTCTCAAAGAAGAGATCGCTGCGGTAGAGAAAGTGCTGTATCAGCAAGTCGAAAAACTCGATAAGCTGAACGTGAAAATCAACGATCTGAACCTGAAAGTGAACAAACTATGAACCTGTTCGTGTTTGATGAAGACCCTGCCGTTTCGGCGGCAGGGCTTGACGACAAGCGTATCGGCAGCGCTCTGCGCGAAGCCAACCAGATGATGTCCACGGCGCTTATTCAGAGCGGCGTAGAGGGCGCAGAGACCGGGCCGGGGCTGCTATGTGCGCCAACCCATCAACACCATCCAGTGACGCTCTGGGTGGGCCAGACAAGCGGCAATTTTGCCTGGACCTATGCCTACGCTTGCGCCTGCATCGAAGAATGGCAGCTTCGGTATGGAACGTGGCATGGAAGTGGCGACCGCACACCCTACATAGGGAGATTTAAGACTTGCATACCGGACGGACCTCTGCTACCGTTCCAGAATAGTGCGAGACATGATGGACTGGGGCTTGACTTCACGCATCTGCCAGTTCCTGAGTCATACCAAGCGTATCTCCAGGAACGCTGGCTGACAGACAAGCGGCCCCCGACCTATACGAACCGGGAGTGGCCGCAATGGGCGAACTGGAACCAAGCAGCATGAGAGTAGCAGCAGGACTGCGTGTCGGCTTCTGGAAGCAGAACAATAATCACTTTGATGGAAGTCCGTTTGTTCCGAAAGGATACTACACCGGACCTGATCTCGGTGATCACATTCCAGGTGCCAAGCTAGAGCAGGCTCTCATGGAAGGCACGCTCGCCTTCCGTGTGGGCGTGTTGTTCCGGCCTGACTTGGGCAAACGACAACGCCTTGAAACCATCCTCATCCTTGAGAACTGGATTCCTGAGATGTTCGAATATGAGGACTGGTCAGAGGAGATGGCTTTGGAGGCTTGAATGACTGTTTATGTTGACGACAAGATGTTGCCCTACGGCAGAATGAAGATGTGCCACGTTGGCGCTGACACGACTGAAGAGTTGCTGGAGATGATGGACAAGCTGAAAATCGATCGGCAACATCTCCAATACCCTGGAACTTGGAAAGAGCACTTTGATGTCTCTCAAGCGAAGCGTCGGCAGGCTGTGAAACTGGGAGCAAAAGAAGTAACCAGTAAAGAATTGATCCGGATATTGCGCGACAAATAAGAGTTATCGCTGCCTGTTTCACAGGCTACTATATGGTTACAATGTAAACTGTAACCGAGAGGTGAACCATGACCGACATCAAGATTGACAAGAACGTTCCAATCCCTGAGACTTCCGGGGCTGGGGCGTTGTATCCCTTTGCAGACATGGAAGTTGGCGACAGCTTCTATGTGGAGGGCAAGACGACTGCTCAACTCCAGAACTCTGCTTCGCACTGGCGGAAGCGCAAGGGCTGGAAGTTCCGGACGCGCAAAGAAAATGGTGGCGCACGCATTTGGAGGGTTGAGTAATGAATACGATTTTCTACATCGCTGCAACTGATCGCATGTCCTGGGGGCGCGGCACTCGTGAGTGGGAGGCACTGGCGCACGCGCTCGTCCACTCTGGGCGTCAAGCCAACAAGGCAGTTCTGTTCCAAGTCACATGTCCGGAAGGAACTCTTGAGAGTGATGTCTCGGTGAACGAGATGGGATCTATCACTGCTCCTGCTGGGTCGGAGGTGAAAGACCTAGACAGCATTGATCTACGCCACGTCGCGCCGAAGTTCTATTCCTACTTCGACACTCTGGATGCCATACTCGTTGACAACGAGTTGGCCGAGGAAGATGGCGGCAAATAAGACTTATCACCGCCAGCCTCGCGTGCTTTACTGGTAGCACGGCAAACGCTTAACTTAGAGGTGAAACATGAAAACTGAATATCTACCCACCGAAGACGACAAAACCTACACCATGTATGCGTTCTACGACGAACCGAAAAACACGGTGATTTGGAACGGTGTGTCCGGAAGCTTCAATAATAACAGTGCGCATGATCATGTGCTCGGCACCGAGTATGCTCAGTTCGTCGTGTGGAGGCGCGGCGAGGTCGTTGTCGTTGAGGGCTGTGGCTGGTATTCGCCAGAGTTCCACTTCCGCTTTGAGCTGACGGAACTGCCTGACCGAGTCGTGATTCTTGCAGCACATGCTGCGGCACTGATGGATCAGGCGTGGGACGATGAGACTCCGGTGTCCCGTGGGTAAGTATCGCCCATTTGATGTCACGCCCGAGGCGATCGCTTGGAGACGAGAGAACAAGAAACGTGTTCGGCCTTATGTCTGTAAGCTCCCTCAACGAGGATGGTGGATTAAACCGTTGGCGCTGTGGCTTGGCGCGGCGGTCATGCTTGCTCTGGCGCTGTAGGGACGGCCTCAGAGGCCAAGGGACGGCCTAGCTGGGGTGTGGCCTAGTAACCCCCAGCAGATGCGGCTCTGGCAGGCTCTGAGCGGTCGTTTGGTAGCGCGGTCTCAAGCCTGACCTCCCCTCGCTTGCGCGGGACCGGGGTGACGCATTATTGTCGGGCGGGGATACATTGATATGGTCCTCGCCCGGCTCTTATGCTACGTTATGGGCAGGCAATGGTGCCAAGCAACGAGGTGAAACAATTAAGGAGGATACCATGGCAGACGCAACACGACTCTACTACGATGGGCGACTGATGAATACGATCACGTCGGCTTCCAAGTTCAAGACCATCCCTCGTGCCAAGGTGGACACACCTGAGCAGCGTGAAGCGGTGGCGCAGAATCTCGCCGATGGCTGGGTGGCGAACGCGGGCTACGATCGCTCGCTGTTCAAGATCGAGCATGGGAAGAGTGATCCGATGGTCCTCTCCAAGATGACTTCGGATATTCTCCATAAAAGCAGAGAAGGAATTGGCACATGAATCTCAGTGAAAATCTCCAAAGAGCCTTGCAACAGGTCTCGCAAGAACTGGCACCGGACGCCAAATGGGCCTACGACCAAGAAATGGCAGAACTCTGCGTGGATGCCAGCCGTCTGGAGATGGCTGGATTCAAAGCAGAGCAGGTTGAAGCGAGGCTTCTCATAGATCGCTACGGCTATGCTGAGTTCCTCAAAGAAGCCGCCCTCTATGTGTCTAGTTACTGAGACATAAGAGTGTTCACTTACCCTTTCGCGTGCTATTGTGTAAGGGTAAGGCAACACTCAACCAGAGGTAAAATCCAATGAAAAACTTCCCTGCAACACAGTCCTACCTCGTAGGCAACGATCTCAAGCTCATCGCCAAGGTGTGGGAGTTCTTCATGGATCCTGAGATCGGAGGCTCCGTTCCAATGGTGTCCTCTATCCCCGGCATGGGCTACATCATTCAGTCGCAGTTCGGCCATTGCCCTATGGACTCTGGCGTGGCCGTGTTTTTCTGGACGGAAGGTCCGGAATACTGCTGCCTTATGACCGAAGATCCAGCATGGGACTGGGATCTCTCGGATGAGGATAACATCAAGGCTCATAAAGGCCAGAAATTCGCAACCCTGGAGGAACTTCACCTCTACATAACCACGGGAGAAAGCTAATGCGTGGAATTTTGATCAATCCTTGGCTCAAGGAGATCACGGAGGTAGATGTCTCGGAAGATTTCCGGGATATCTATCGCAAACTCAGCAACCCGCTTGGGCCGAAGGTGGACTGCTTCTGCATCGGCATGAACTGGCGCAATGGCGATACTCTGTACGTCGACGACGAAGGGCTGCTGAAGCCTGGAATGCGCCTGTTCGAAATCGGCAGGATCGACGGTCAGCCTCTGGCTGGCAATGGTCTGATCCTGGGTTCGGATGCGGAGGGCAACAGCGTTGATGCGAAGATCCTTCTCACTGAAGTTCAAACTCTGGTCAAGTGGACCAATATGGTGACAACATGAACTGGGATCAATTCAACGAGCAGCAGAAGCCGCTGCGCGACGCCTTCATGAAGAAGATGGGCAAGCTGGAGATGGAAACGGCGATGGGCAAAATTGACGAGTCAGTTCGTCAGACCATCGAAGAAGATTGCCGTAACCTCTTGGAGCAGATGTTCGAGAACATCACCAAGCTGCAATCCATCGAGGAAAGCAAAGAGACGATGTTCATGATGCTGGCCGACGTCTTGGGCGTCAAAGGCGAAGAACGCCAAGCGATGGTTCGTGGTGAGATGCCCAACAGGAGAGCACCGACACGTTCGGAGATGCAAATTCTCGGCATGTCTCGCCCTGATCTGATTATCCCTACGAGGGACATCACGTGACGCGCTTCCTTCTTGCACTGGCAGGGTCCGTCGCGTTCTGCGCTGGCGGTCCTGCCTTCGTTCTTTGGGTGATCCATGATCTTCCCATCACGTGGCTCAATTGTCGATCAGCGATATTCTTGGTCGGGGCGGTTCTGGCTCACTCAATTAATCGTGTGGGCGCGCGCCAGTTTTCGATAAATCTCTCGGAGGGGTTCGCTCCTCCGGGGTCTGTCTGTATATAGGCTCAGCTTTCGGCAGTTCCTCGCTGAAGTCCCATCCGTCCAGGTTGGATAACTGTTTCCAATCCACGTAGGGAAACTGCCATTCTTCAAGAGCATTCAGGTAGCTTTCCCGAAACTCCTCTTCGGAGGCGAGCGCCAAGAAATCCAGCTCTTCAGCCATCGCAGCTTGTCCGGATACAGGCTCGTCCACACCAGTTTCATTCAAAAATCTGCGCAGCCATATGCAGATCATCCACTCGAGACCGTATTCCAATTCCCTCAAGTCTCCGAACACATACGTCATTGTCGGCTTGCCAACAATCGAATTGTTCAGCAGCAGGCGCGGTTCGTAGATAACGCTGTTCACAACCACTGTGCCGAGGTTCTTCTTCGAAAACAGGTCATCTTCGGATAACCAGTTGTAGAGGTCGTTGATAGAGACTTGGACTGGGACTTCCCCTGCCCGCACGGCGCGATACAGTTTCATCATGCAGATCTGGTTTGCGTGAGTGTGGATTGCGAGCATGACCTTGCCCCACTTGGGCCGAGTTCTGTATTTCAGCACTCTGCCATCTTCGGTGAGACGGTCACGGGGAGGCTGGTGTGGGTTTATGAGGTTTGACATTGAGATCTCCATTGTATCTGCTAGACCGAGGCCCAGTGTGACGGCAGTATTACATCTTAGACCTTGTTTTACAAGGGGATAAGGTGGCGATCTAGTGAGATAACCCAAAAGAGAAGGGACCACGCCAATTTTAAGTCCGCCCCAGCGTTTTGCTCTCCTCCAGCTGGATATCAGTATGGCTTCTATTATTATCTCTTTACTCTGAAGATCAAAGAATAAAGAGTAATAAAAACAGGGGGTTGGAACTAGGAGGAGGCTGAGGCTGACCACGGTCTAGGACGAGGCTGAAATCTGCCGGATAACGGGTTGCTCCTTGGGCTGTTATGTGAGAGGATGTCTGAAGCGGGAGATCTTCCGTTTCCTCTTTTTCGCACGAGCGTAGGTGATGAACGATGGCAGATGACTTTTCGGCAGATGAGTATGACAAGATCCAGGTGAGAGAGCGTCCTCGCAGTCTTCTCACTCGTGGCTCCAAACCTGTTCTCGTCGAATACCAGGATGAGGATGGGAACTGGAGATCGAGGATAAAGATGAGCCGGATAAAGTTTGGAGATGCGGAGAAAGGCGTCTTCCTCGAGACATTCCGGAAATGGGGAAGAATGGGAGAAGCCGCTGCCGCTGCTGGAGTCTCGACACAGACTGTGCGCAAGCACGTAGACGAAGATGAAGACTTCGCCGAAGCCTTGATGATGGCTGAGGAGGAATACCGCGAGAAACTCATTGGGCATCACCAGGACTTGGTTTTCAACGGGACGATAAAGAAGAGCTACGATCGCAACGGTAATCTCGTCTCCGAAGAGAC